ATATTTAGGACGAATTACTATGTTACAATAGCCAAAATGTTCTAACACATCTTTAAGCTTATCTGGGTGATTTATCAATTCTTTCTTAATATCTGCTAACATATATCACTCCAAAAGTTATTATTTTATTTCTCCATGTCGAGGTCTACACTGACAAGTCTCTCTGAAAATGCAATGGTCGCCTGAAAACTTCAAAAGATAAGCAACACCTGTATCACTGGAATTGTTGCCATTTCTTGTTTTTTCAACAAAAACCATACGCCATACGGCATTAGGATCGGGTTTATACTCTTCTTCTATCCATTTATCATTGACCTTTTTCAATCGGAATGGACGACAATAAAACTTACTCTTTTCATCCAATTCCTCTGCGTATACAGTTCTCATTAGGAATAGATTTTCCAATATTTCCTTAATCTGTTTAGCATTACTCAAACAGCTTGCATCCAAGAATAACTTTCCTTTCATATACTCTGCTAACTGTACAGAAGCAAGCATAATCAAATTGTATTTCTTTGCTAATTTGTCTAATTCACGACTATCTCTTACGAGAGATAAGTCTTGTCTTGCAGATGAAAAATCTCCTTCTTGTATCTTAAATGTGTCATATAATACAGTGTCATACCCATATCTCAATACATTCTCACGAATTTTTTTCTTTACAACTCGCATGTCAGCATCGTTAATGGAAATAAATTTAACTCTGCCCTTATAATTCTCTCTCCAAAATTTCTGTACATCTGTTAACTGTTCTCTGCTTTCAGCATTAATATCGCCAGATGCCATTTTCTTTTTTGTGAGTTTAAAATATCTATTACGTTTTCCAAGCAACCAAACCATGAATTTAATCTTGAATTTTTTGATATTCTCCTCATTGGAGATAATAAGAATTTTTCGATCATAATGCAGAAGTGCCATAAGAATTGTAATCCACCAAGTAGATTTACCTGCACTTGAGAATCCACCCATCATTGTAAGTGTTCCTTCAAGCAATCCCATAATCTGTCGTGATAAAAACGGAAAACAGTTCATCTCTTCACCATTTTTATCATAGCCAGCAATATCAAATGGTACACCATTTTCTTCGCCATCTTTACAAGACTCTATGAATTCATCATCAAAATCAATTTCTTCCTCTTCAAGTATTTTACTGCTATAACCAGTTCCATAACTAGATATACGAGCTTCATACCAATCTGTTACTTCTTCAGCAGTCATCTTTCTGAACAATTTAAAAGGTATTACCTTTTTATCTCCTACAGTTATTTCCTGCAAAAGATTGAAACCATCCTTATACATATTCAACATAATATTCTCTCTATAAAGAATATCTATATATGTATCAAAATTCTGAGTATTGATAATATCAATTTGGTGTTGAATTGTATCCCAACCACCCTTATCCTCAAATTTCTCAATAACTTCTTCGTTCATATTTGATAAAATAGTTATTTCATCTAAGGAATAAAAACCTTTCTTTCTCAGATTTTTCAATAATGAAAAATAAAAAAGACCATCTGCTGTAATAAAATCTTTTTGTTCAAATGTTGTATCATCAAGTAAAAGCATATCCTTAAAAAAACAACTGATAACATTACCTTCGTACTCAATTCTACCTTTTAACAATTGAGCAGGATATTTCTCTTTTACGCCTGTAATAAATTCACTTATGTTAATCACCTACGCTTTCTTCAATTTCAGATAAGCTTCTACGTTTATTTCTTCTCTTATAATGCATAATTGGTATATCAACTTCAACTTCTCTCGGGTTTTCAGGCTTTTTCATTCTAAAGTCAGCCAAATTATTTTTAAGTATCGCAGCGAAATACCGAATTTTTGCATATTCACTTACAAAATCCTTTTCAAGAACCTTTGTTATATATTCTTTATTCTCTGTTAGATATGCCAAAATATGTTCATAAGAATACACATCCAATAAAAGATTTATCTCTTTGAACAAAGCAGAATTCAAAACTTTATATCCAAATATCTGATTAATACATTCATATGTATTGTCTTTTATTTCCTTTTCGTGCAATACTTTCTGATATTCAACTTCATTGCAATAGTAGGTGTTCTTACCACCTACTACTACTTTGAATGCTTCATTTCTATCTACTTTAGTACCACACAGTCTGCATTTAACCAGCATGTGTTACTCCTTTTAGTTCATCATGTCATAGATTCTCTTTAATCCGTCCTCATCGACATCATTAAGCTTACCATACTCAGCAATTACATTCTTAACAGAAGCCTTGAGTTCTGCATCTTTGCACTCCTTATACATCTTACGAATAACAGCATCTAAATCATCTGGATATGCAGAAGTTTCTGTTGTCTCTTCAATTGTATCCTCTACTGGTGTGTCGATATCATCAATATCGTCTTCCTCAATAGGATCAGGTTCAGTAACCTTTTCTTCCTTAACTGGCGTTGTCTTCTTAGGGGTAGACTTCTTACCGATAGTAGACTTTGACTTTTCCATACCTTCCTCGACTACTCTAATAAAATCAGCCGCCATATTAGGCTTATCAAATACCATATATTCTGGCACTGCACCATCTGCAAAACGTCCACCTGCATCAATAAGTGTTGTTCCTCTAAAATAAAGTTTACGAACTGTATCTGTTGCATACTTCTTTACTTTATCCCCAACCTTCTTTTCTTCAAGGTCACGATCAATAACACCTGTAAGAGTTACATCAAAAATGTCACCAAAAGCAGCTTCATAATCTGCTCCCATATTTGAAGATAACTGCATATATCCATCCTCTTCAAGACCACCCTTTTCCTTAATTGTCTTAAATTTAGTATGTGCAATTACCCATACACCAAAACCTGCATCTTCAAGCTTTGTCATATAAGGCTTAATAATATCATTTGCAGAATACTTCTCTCCTGCTGTATATCCACCAAATGCAGCCTTAATTGACTTACACTTCTTGTTAGGATTTTCAACATTGCTTTGACGAATAGTTTCTGTATCTGCAATAAGTGCAAGCTCATCACCAGTATCAAAAGCTACCATTTCAATATTGTGTTCCTTACCCTTCTCGTTAATTAACCAATCAGCTAATTCCTGTAAATCCTTATATGTCTTAACCTGAGTAGCATTCAGATTATCAAGCATCTTATAACCTTTCTCATTTCCACAACCTACAAGCAAACCTCTTGATGGATCTCCATACTTTTCAAGAATTACATCTCTAAATAATGTTGACTTGCCGAATTTCTTTGTACTCCTAAGATAGATTGATAAGTTCTTAATATCTGGTTTAATTACATTAATTGTTGGTTTCTGAAATGCCATATGTATATCTCCTTTTAAATAATCATATTTTTATTTGTTATTATCGAGAGAAGGGCATTTGCCCTCATCTCTTTTAAAGTTCATCATCGTCATCTTCAAAGAGGTCTTCTGTTCCTTCTGGAAGCTCCTCTTCAAGTGGCTTAATTACCATATCATCTTCTGTATATACCGTGTCCTGTCTGCCCTTAGTGAATCCCTTTGCTGGCTTTAAGAACTGATACTCTCTAATTCTTTCACCATATACACTTCCACCAAGTTCTGCACGAATATCATCCATAGTAATAAGACCACACTCTAAGTCATCCTTCTGTTCATCAGTAAGCATGTCCTCTGTAATCTCTGTCTTCTGAGCACCATTAAGCATATTAACGACTGCACCATATTCCTTGAACGTATCATCATCAACAATAAATTTATGCTTGATTGACTCTGCTCTCTTCTTAGCCTTTTCATCAGCATCATCTGAAGGAACTGGAATTGTAATTGTAACTGGCACAGCAATATTACCCTTACGATTATTGTCATATTCCATCATGTATCCATTCACATAATACTTACCCTTCTCTTCTACACTCATATCATCTAAACTCTCTGAGTTAAATAAGACATTAATTGTAGCTGTTGAACTCTCTTCTGCATCGTCTGCTGCGAGATAAATACGATTAGGAACATATGATTCATAAACTCTCTGATTTTTGTCTGAATACTGATACTCGCCATTTCCACGAATGAAGAACTTCTTATCAGAATACTCTCCACTATCAATAACCTTCTTAATAAAGTCGATGAAATCCCATTCTGAAATAAATTCATGTCTTCTTTTGTTACTCTTTTCAAGCTCCGCATTTACATCTGCTTCATTCTCAATACCAATCTCTTTTAACTCTTCATCAGTAAGGTTTGTTCCTTCCTTAACCTTTTCCGCAGCCTTTTCAAGTTTATATCTACGACCTGGCTTTTCAAGATCAAAGATAAACTTCTTGAACTCTGCAACTTCTGCTAACTTTGATGATGTAAGTCTCTCCTTAAATGGAATCTTTAATAATTCACCCTTAACCTTATTACCATTTTCATCTACACCATTCTTAGAAAATATGTACACATCACCATGACCATCCGCAAAAGCACCCGATGTAGCAGTCATCATGTGTCTGTTGTCTCCGCAAGTTACATTAAACATTAACTGTTTACGCACCCAACCAGACTCATAAGTTTTTTCGGTATCAGGATGAAACTTCTCTGTCTCCTTTGGAATACTTAACTTTCCTGTCATTTCAAAATTCATTAAATGAATCCTCCTTATAATATGTAATAAAATTTTTTGATAACTATATTTGAACAGTCTTACGACTGGAACACAGAAAATAAATTTATGTGAAAATCTATCTTCAACAGTGATTTTTGAGCGCAAAAGCCCAAGGGTATGCTGTTCTTCCACCCATTCATATATTCACTATTCAGTTATTTGTTTTGGAATTTTTTTTGACTTGATTAAGTCGGATCAACTATTCGATATGCTAATCTTTTATCTGTAAAGATTTCTTCTCCATTATCTTTTAATTTTGTGATATTACAAGACAAATGCATTTCATCATATTTCAGATTTGAAATTTTACAATTAGATTGGATGCTGTTACCTTTCATAACTTTTGATTTGAACAAAACTGCTTTACCATCATAATTCTTATGTGCTTTACAATATTCGTCCCAACTGTCTGCTTCGACTACTCTTGATTGATGATCTCGAATGAAATTATTTTCATCAATGATTAGATTTGTTTCAATTACTTCTATACATATCACCTCACTTGTATATTCTCTGTTACTATCGAAGAATGTGAATCATTCTTTCTCTTGTACCCATTAAAACAGGTTCTTCACCATTGGCTTTCATCTTCCAATAAGCACTTTTACTTTTCTCCATCTCTAATTGATGTTTCAATCTTTCAATTTCTTTCTCATAATAGTCATTATCGAACTTCTGAGTACCAATCTGTTTATAGTCTTTGGAAACGTATTTTACAGAATAATTTGATATGTAATCGCTTGTACCATCTGAATACTGAATTGTTGGTTCAAAGAACCCACGCTTTTTACATTCATCGCAATGACATATATCTGAAATGTAACCAATTCTTCCATCTCTATTTTCTATGAAATCTCCGATGTTAAATTTTATATCTGTTACATTATTCTCTTTTGGTTCAAAGAAAAGGTTTACATATTCAATATCTTGTCTTGATCCGATAAATCTGTATCCCAAGTTTTCATATTCTTTAATTGTATTATGTGCATCCGATAATCTAACTCTTACTTCCATATTCTCACCTCCTCAAAATTCCAAATGAAACAGTGATTTACAATCAACTTAATTCATCGTGTAATTTTCCACATTTCTTACATCTGAAAATGTGTTTTACTGTACTATGTTCGTCTATAATTTCGTAATCTATTTCAACATAATCATGTGACTCACATGGACAGATAAGATTCTCTAAATAAGATATTCTCTGTCTATATTTCAGTTTTTCTACTTCATATTTTGTTCTGTTAATCCACATAAGACTCTCCTATATGTTTATTCTCTATTCGATTTTCATTTTTATTGGAAATTGTTTGGTTGATTAACCAATAAGATAAAGCATTCCGATTATATAATGTAATGTCTGGTCTGTAGTATATGTAATCTTATTCCATCTTGCTTTCAACGGATCAATAATCAGATGTGAAATAAAGATTACTGCCAACTGCCATGTCCAACCGAATGCTATTAAGAATGGAACACAATATAATGCACAATGTACAAATAAATGATACCAATTCTTTCCTTTTGTCTGTGCAATAAAATCACATTGCAACACATAATCACCAATTAAATGACACAACACAATCAATACAATTGTGTGTAAATTTAAATTCACTATACTCACATCCTCACCCCTAACTATATATTCTCTGTTTTCTTTCTTCTCATTACTAATTCAAACTCTGTGCTAGGATATGAAATCTGATATTCTTCTTTCTTGCCTTCTGAGTCTTCCATATTGCCCATAAACCATGCATATACAGCAGCTATCACATCATCTGTAACATCTATTTTCTGTCCAATCCACATATGTTTTTCTGTATCCTGTGTTCCATAGTAGATTGTATTTGTTATTGGACTTACACCAAAACCTTCTTTTTTCGCCATTTATTTTCTCCTTACTGCAACATTTCTGGATAAAAGTCATACAAATAATCACCAAAATCTCCACTTCTTTCTGAACCTGTTTGACTCTGCCAAAAATGTTTCCACTCTTTACCTCTCTCGGTCTGAACAAACTGTTCGTATTTAGGTCTTAAAACTTCTCTGTCTTTACAAATATCGCTCATTCTATAATTCTCCTTTAAAATTGCACCAAGAAATGTCAGTTTCATTCGGTCTTGATTTTCATACCATATATAGTGTTTGTTATGCTTTACGCTCACTATATATGGTATGTTATTTACTCTTCACCAATAAATACCAATCTATCAATATATTCTCTACCTTCACCCTTGAAAATAGGAATATCTGTATCAATAATCCACTCATTTTCTGATTTAGAAAAATCTCTTAAATGTGCAGTTGCCATGACACCATCAGATTCAATAATAATCTTATTTCTTACACAGCAACTTCCACGCTTTTGATAAGTCGGCAAATCATTCCAGTTGATGCCTTTCTGAGTCATAAGCATATCCTGAATATCATTACATGACTTATTCTGTAATTCCTTGTGTGAGAAATTGGCTTGACCTACCATCTGAATTGAATTACGAGAAGCATCAAGTTGTCGCCAATATACGAGATTTGTTACTTCTTCTTTTGGAATATTGAAACAACGAGCATCGAACATTGCACCTTTATCAACTGCTAAAGATAAAATATGTTCATAGTTTTCATGAGTATTATCCATACATTCGTAAGTATATGTACAATAATCTCCTACATTATTAGCAAAAGCCCTATTAAATGCCATAGTAGCCATACTTGCTGCAATACTACAAATCTTCTGAACTTCATAATCAAACCATGCTGAAGATGTAAGTTTCTTATAATCAACAAGAATAAGTGTAATCTCATCTGACTGCGTGTAACCAAGAACACAGCCCTGAATATTCTCGCATAAGTATCTCATTGTTTCCTGCATTGATTTAATCAAAACTTCATCAAAAGGCTTCTGAAATCCTCTTGTGAATGTGTGGAACGCTTTTCCATCAATTCTGATAGCAACTGGACACCTTCTCATCAGTTTTGTCTTTGGAATCTGCTCATAAAATGTCTTCATCCTAACGCCTAAATCATCATGTACTGGCATATATGTACCTCTCTTTCTTTACTTTTATATTCTCTCTTACTAATATAATTTCGTACTTAATTCAGAAACTTGTTTTTTAATTTCATCCACTTCTGTTAAACCATTTATATGTTCTAACTTGTGATTGATATCATTTATATCAGATTCAATTTCGTCAATTATTTGAATAACAACACTTTTGGGAATAAATTCTTCCCTATCATCAAATTCATAATCAGCTAAATCACCATACTGATATGCTTCTTTGTCTATTTGTTCTCTATAATTTGTATTTTTATATGCCATTATCTTTACCTCCTCATATAAAATCGAAATTTATTTCGTTTCTCTCCAACTGATACTGTAATACGATTCATTGTATTGATTCCCAGTTTCAACTTTATAACCAAATTCCTCTAATTTCTTTCGTGTTTCAGGTTTTAAACAACCATCTTCACTGATTGAAAATTTGCCATCTGCAATCGCATCTCTAATCAATTTTGATAACTCTGCTAATTGCTGTGTAGTGCAATTATCAATTGCATTATTTGTCATTTTATTTGCTTCTGATGCAGACGGAATAACATTCTTTGGTGACTGAAATTTTGGCATAGAAATGATTGGAGTAACTGCATCTTTACAACAATCTATATCGCTACAGCCTATACAAAATTTATAACTTCTGCTAGTTATTGGGTACTTACAAGTCATTTATTCATCCTCCTTTTAAACCTGTTTATATAACTGATTTTGGAGCTTTCCTAATACCTTATTAACAGCAACCTTGCCCATTTCTTTATTCCATATTTCACCTTGTCTAACCCTTGCAAAGAATAAAGCATATTCTGAAATATTATTTTCCACATCTTCGTAAAATTTTTCGTCCTCTTCACTATCATCAAATTCAGATTTACATGAACTAATAATCATCACAGCTAAAAAATCTTTTGCAACCTGTATTAATCCGTCTGATGTCTTGATTTGATCATTTAGAAAATCATTTGTTTCTATTGTTGATTTTTCTGGTACAGAAAAATAATATAACTGCTTAAAATCTTGCTCTTTTGTGTCTTCAATATGAATTCCCATATATTCTAATGTAAGTATAGTTTTAAGATTTTCTTCAATCTGTTTTGAATTATTCTCTAATTCTATTGGTATCACCTCCTACATTCCAACATATTCAGGAAATTTTTCATAGATTTTATTCCACTCTTCAATAATTCTTCTATTCATAATTTCCTGATCAATCAATTCTTCTACGATTTTTGCAGTAGCACACTGCGTCTGACTTCTAAGAATTTTACAAGCATTTTTCTTATACTCTTCTAAATCTTCTATAGAAACACTTGACAGCATTGTATTTTCATTTGTTAATCCTTGCATTACTGATGGTGTTATCATTCGTTTCACCTCCACACGAAACCGATATTACTTATTTTTTGATTCAAATTCTTCAAATGCTTTATAAAACTCACTGCCTTTTATCTCTTCAAAACCATTTTCATAAGGAGTTAATGAATTATAGCGATTAGTACTCATACGTAAGTATTGTTTTCCATTGTATTCAAAACTTGTTCTTGAATAGCCACCCATTTCCGTTTCTTCGAAGTAGTCTCCACACCTCAAAGGATAAGCATTAATAACTATCTCCTTTTTAATACATTCATCTTGAAATTGCTTTAATATTTTGCAACCTTTTTTAAACTTTCTCATACTTTGACCTTCAAACATTTTAGGTTTGTTTAATTGATTACCAAATTTTTCACTATTTTCCTGCACATCATCAATATACAATTCAATATTACTTTTTGTGTTTTCCTTAAACGCAACATTAACATTACCATCTCCACGCATATAATAATGATTTCCACTTATTCCTATGCGATTGAAAAAATCTTTGATAAATTCTCTTCTGTTTTTTTCTATTACTTCATCACGATGTAACCCTTTTAAAAAATCTTCATTTGTTACAATATAAAATTTCTCCATTTTTTACCTCCATATTTCCAAAAGAACGAATCTTTCTTGTTCTCAGTTCACATCATTATGTGTTTCACCATCTGAGTAATAAATATTCCAATCCTTGAATAACTCAATCAATTTATCATTATCCCAATCATATTCATTACAATGTGTAATGGTGATTGATTTTTTATCTCCAAAGTTTCCTATATCATTAGAGCATCTACTATATAATTCTCCTAAATCCAGTGTTCCATATCTCAATGTATCCTGGAATGGATTTGGCACATTTGTTTTATCAAACATATATTCGTTGATAAATCTCTTATTACATTCAGATGGGAATTTACCAGCACCATGTCTTGTTAAATAAGTACGAGATACATAACAAGTTTCAATATTTATCTCATCATTCCATTCAACATTTTCAATTATTCTCTTGGGATTTTTAATACCTGTATTAGACGGTGTTAGATGTGGAAAATATTCTGTGTTGTTCTGATCAAGCAATAAACCTTGTGCAGCTTCAAATACAATATTGTCAAATTGATTTAAGAAATAATTATCTGATATAGCCAATGAGTGATTATTCATAAAATCCCAATCATCTAAAAAGTGTTCAAATATACCATTATCAAGGAATATTTTTGACCATTCATCTGTTAATATAATATTCTCTCTTTCAAATTGTTCTAAGTAGTATTCCCTGATATGATTATCTACATCAGTTATGCCAGCTTTATATCTTTTGATAGTTTCAAAAATTCCCAAGCCACAACTACCATGTTTATTTTTTCCACGATTTTCTTCTATAATCTGATTTGCCATCATATCAAAAGGTGTAGTCAACATACAATTTTGATTGATATAAACATTCGTAATATATCCTAATTTCATCAATTCATCATATTCCTGCTTAAAGATAATTGGATTAACAATAAAATCCTCAGATAAATATGTACTTGCATGATTGAATGTTCCAGATCCAAAATGATGAAAGACATGTCTGATTCCATCAGGCGTTGTTACGGTATGTCCTCTCTGAGCACCACCATTTGAACAAACAACAATACTATTAGGTTTCTGTGAGAAATAATCTGTCATTAATCCCTTTCCACAATCTCCAAAGTTAGCACCTATTACAATCTTAATGTCTTTCATCTCTTAAATCTCCTATCCTACCAAGTAATTCCTTCTGAGTTAGAAGGTGTAGTAACTGTATCTGTAACATTATTCTCTGCTTCACTAACAATAATATCTACAATCTCATTTGTAATACTATCCATAGTTACTCTTCTAAAGTGTGTATCATCAAGATACTTCTTGTAGGACTTCTCAATTTCTTCTTCATCCCATCTGTGACCGTGATTTACATCTAAATGATAAATGTTAAACTTCTGAGAAGCCTCTTCGTATAAATCCTTAGTCTCTACATCAGACTGAAGGTTATCACCTGTCACCTCTGATAAGCCATGACCTCTACTCTTAAATGGAAGATATGGATTTAACTGCTCATCACCCATTGTAATAATAATTCCTTTTCTTCCACGGTTTAAGCAATCAAGCTTTGTGTGACGAGAACCGAAATACCATGCTGCTGTGTAGGATTCATAACTATTTCCACCACCGCCAAATTCAAAATAAATCTTGTCAAGCTGTTCAGCAATACGAATATCTGACTCAAACTGTGAAGCCTGAATTGGATAGCTATCACAAGCTAAATCACCAATACCCATGATAAGGAACTCAACATCTGTAACCTTTTCATATAACTTAGTCATAATTACATTTAACTTCTTTGCCACTTCAACGGCAGCCTGTCCCATAGAACCAGTTACATCAAGTGCAAGAATAACAGGAATTGTGTTTGGATGTTCCTCTGTATCGCAACACTCTCTAATAACATTCTTAGGATCAAGTGCAGAATCAATATTTCTTGCCTTAAACATGTCCTGATTAGAATAAGAACCTCTAATCATACCATCCGTTGAAACACTCATACCCTTTGTTGTTGAATAACTTACATAACTATCTCTTGTCCATGAACCGCATCCCATATTATGCCTCCTCCTCTTCATCTACTTCTGTATCATCGTCATCATTGCTACTCATATCAAAGTCGAACATTCCGTCAAACATATCACCCATATTTCCACCCATCATCATAAGTGGTAACATAGAACTCATTCCACCATTGCCATTCATCATGCCAGCAGAACCATTATCACTTTTCATCATCTGAGAAAGCATCATGTACTTAAAGATATTATTTGTACCTTTCTTACCTTTAATAACATCACTTCCAAACATCGAAACAATCTTTCCATAAAAATATGTATTGCCCATAAATACATGTCTTTCAGGAAGCACGGTTTCAATTGTTGAGTCCTCATAATTGATTACTGTAATCTTTGTCTTATCGGCTTCAATAACACATCTTGGCTTACCATTTACAAGAATGATGTCACCCTTCTCTACCTTATTAGTTGGAATAATAAAGAAGAATTCCTCTCCAATATCAAATACAAAGTTACTACAGTTTGTGAGCTTGCCAGTCTTGATGTTATATGTCTTATAACCACCATTTGTCTTAACTGCAATTCCACCATTCATAGAAAGTCTACACATTCCACTTCCTACCTTACCAAACATGCCATTTAAAAAATTGTTCATCATATTTATTTCCTCCTATGATATAAAATTATTGTTTACAATTACTTATTCTCTTAACTGCGACATTCTCATCAATTCTTCTTTGTCTGCTTCTGATAATGTCAATCCTGCTTTAATCCAAGCCTCTGTCTGTTCATCAATTTTCTTCTTATATCCACCTTGAATTATCCCATTTTCACTTAGCAACCTCTTACAATTCTCATACTGAATATCATTTGTCTCATGTGCATTTCTAAGATTACTTTCTAAGCAGCGAATAATATCAATCAGCTCATCTTTTGTCATAGACTTTAATGTACTATCTGAATATGTTCTTCTTCCATCACCTATCGCCATGTTCAACCTGCTTAAACAATCTAGCTGGAAATTCGTCTATATCGCCATCTTTATAAGCCTGTTCTTCACCAACCCAAACAATTTCAATTTTATTAGGATTAAAATTTGATCTACCAATAAAATAAGCCTTCTTACCTTTTTTATAAAATGTTGTATCCTCAATTAATTCAATAATATCTCCTCTTTTCATTCTTTTTCCTCCGATTTTTCATAATACTGTTTTATTAATTAGCTGTCCTATATAATTATTCTCCTATAACTATTTAAAACATCATTTATCTTATCAACTAATATTGTTGGATCACTTGACATACGACATACAAATTCATCATTACAATAAACTTCATATACATCATCATATTCTGGTCTTCCCCAACAATCACATCCATTTACAACTTCAGTTTTCTCTATACGAAATATATTAATCACCTCCCAAGAAAGAAAAATTTCTTTCTATGATTCAAACTGATAATCTTTGTTACTTACAAATTTGTTAATTTTTCCATCTTTGAAAAATACAAATTCTGCATAAAAATCATCTGTATTTTCTGACATTGCACACGAAACATATTCATCAGATTCCTCGTCATATTTTTCAAACCATCTCTCAACACCATCATCCACTGTTGTATTTTTAAATACAAAATATGGAAATTCATTTTCATCAATTGATAAAATATCATTTGCTATTTCTGTAAATCTCTCAATGATATGTTCTCTTTTTAAAACGGGAACATTATCTTCTTCTGATACATCATAAGTATCATTTTGTTTTAAGAATTGCATAATAGAATCTGAAATAATTTGTTTGTCAGATGTATGAAAAATCTGTTGATTCGACATCTCCCAACAAACCCTATCAGGTGTGTTATCGCACTCATTAATGGATTTGTTAGTTCTTGTCCATACATCGTTCCCATCCATTCCAATAATTCCCTTTTTAAAACCAAATGGTGTTTGAATGTAATCATGAATATATTTATCTGGTAAGACACTCCAAATTATAGGAGAAAACCACCATGAGTTTTTATATTCAAATATCTCTTCTCCTGTATAATCTTTTCTTATTCCATAAATGCCACTGCTACTCATTTGTTCTCCTTTCTTATCCTTAATCTAACCACCTGTTATCCAAATAGTAGAACCCAAATACCATTCCACCGATTAAAATAACCCAAAAGAACCAGAAAATAATAATTGGAAAATCAGATTCTAATCTTTCTATCGTCTCGTCAATAGTCGAATTATTATAAAATGATGTGTTATCAGAAATGGTTTTATCTCTCAAATCTGTAAAAATTGTTCCTTTATATTCAGTACCAACACCATAATATTTATATCTTACATGACTCGACTCTTTAATTGTGTCAATATAATCAGTACCAGGTAAATTAATTTTATTACTTGTGAAATTTACTCCACAAAATGATACTTCTTTACACTTAATATTTTCACTTCCGACTCTATCCCAAGTCCAATATGTTTCTGTTGTATAATAAGTTTGTGATTTGCCATTAACAGTTCTTGTATGAGCTACTTGTCTTGTATGCATTGTGTATCGCTCTTTGACTTTTTCTACATACATATATTCTCCACTAATTTCAGGATATGTAACTGCATCTACTGCTTTCAAATCACCATATACAAATGCATTACCAACATTTGTATCCATTCCATATTGGAACATTTCTTGACTTTCTATCTTAACAGCTTTGTTATAAATTTCATTTTTATCCATTTGGTGTTCTGAAATCTTAGAAGAAATCAGAATACCAAACAGAATCATAACTGCAATGATAGAAATACTAGCCAAGATTTCACGTTTTGTTATTTCAAAATCGCCAAAATCAAAACCATATCTCATATACTAATCCTCTTTAAACAAATCCTGTGGAGCATCAACTGGCGCATTGTAATCCAGATACTCATATTCCTGCACTTCGTATCCAAGCAATCCAAGAAACTGTCTTGTAGGGAACTTTCTCACATATCGTTTGTATTCCTTAATCTGTTTATTGTAATTGCTGCGATACTCTGCAATCATATTCTCTGTCATAGATAATTCATTCATAAGAGTCTTATAATTCTCATTGGACTTCAGCTCAGGATATGCTTCTGCAACTGCCGTAATAGCTGTTGTTACATTCTCAATATCTCCTGTTGATCCACGACCATCCGCAACTGCTGTCAATGTATCAGCTTCATGTTTGTCATACTGTTTTACGCAATCAGCAAGGTTATACACAAGGTCAACTCTTCGCTTTTCCTGTACTTTAATATCTGATGATGCTGTATTTACCTGCTCCTCAAGTGCAATAGCTTTATTCTGCGAACTCTGTACACCAAATACAATCATCAAAATAACCGCTAATACTCCTACGCCAATAATTACTGGCACTTTCCAATTTGTGTTCTTCATTTAAAATCTCCTTTATATGTAATATTTTTATTAGTTACACTGTAATATTCTCTTATTTGTTGGGATTCCCATAGCCGAATGGCTTAGATACGATTAAAAATTTTCCAAAGAAAGATTGGTTTGCTTCGAAACCACTACTTGCTCTTCTTTACAGAAGTATTATTAACTGATTTCTGAATGTTCTTCATAAGCTGAATATTATCGTTAATCATAAGTGCTAACGCCTGATCCTCTGTAAAACCAACATTTACATATGCATCAAACATATTCTTCTTGGTTCTCGCCTGAATTGCAGGATATTCAGTATTCTCAGAATAATCCTTTGCAATAATCATGAGCTCCTTCAGGACATCATATACAGGCTCTTTATACTTTGTAATGTATGTCTTTACTACCTCTCCTAAACTTTCTGGGTTCTCTGCTAATAATCTTAAAATTGTTTCCATGTTTAATATTCTCCTTTATAATTTTTTGTTATTCTCCAAACTCACAAGTGTCACATGTTGAAAAATACTTATCGTGATCTATACAGCATTGTGGTCTGTTATCGTCTTCATCAGTTTCTTCATTAAATTTAATATAAAATGGAGTACAATCACAGACCAATATTGATGCGATTGACATTCCGTAAATAATGGCAGATTTACACTCTTGATTATCCTTGAATATTGAACAATTGACCATCTTGTTAAATTCTTCAGACCCAATGAAATTCAATACTGTTTTCTGTAATTCGGTTGAATCAATTAGCTTTTTATAATCATCCATTTGATACCTCTTTTCTATAATCCAATGATATGTTGCTTTCCTGTGAAGTTACTCAGATATGATTTTCTGGAACATATCATCTACTGAATCCAATACGTCATATCTCTTATCAAATGCTGCCGTTGAACTTCTTGCAAATTTACGCTCTACCATGTCTATAAAATAAGTGAAATTGCCATCATCGCCCATATAGAACTCATTCCATTCATCATCAGACATCAATCTTCTAACATTCAACTGGTCAATGGCAAGATTATCAAAGCTAACTACCTTAAATTTCTCAATAATATCTGCAAGATTTTCATATAGCCAATTCTGCTTTACAACAATGTTTTCATGATCTTCTGAATAAAAATCATCACCACGTCTTAAATGTTTATAACCAAGAATCAGCATCTTTAGATTATTATTCTCTAAAGCTTCCACATCCGATGGCTTTAATACCCCATTGATTACATGAATAACTGCATTTGGATATTGCTTAATGAGTTCAATAAAATTCTTTGTTGGATTTACAAGCGATACGCCAAGACCATAGATAAGTTTTTCATCAACAAGCTTTCTGATTAAATCCTGTTTCTTCTCAAAATGAATCTGATTTACAGTCATATTTGCAATGACTTTCTTCTCTTTGAGTTTTTCTAAGAATGGAATTAAATCAGGATGACTTGTAGCATCACCACCTCCAATGGCAACTTCTTGATAAGGATGTAAAGTATCAATGAATTTCTCATTCAGAATATCTCCAAACTTACCATTTGCTGTACTACCCTCATGACAAAATGGACATCCCATATCACAATAATTCGTTATTTTTATATCCATATTTTCTACATGATCTGGAATAAACTCATCATCTTCTGTTTCTCTGATCTTTGTTCCATCGCTCAAAATTGTGGTTCTAAAGTTTCCATTTATGTATCTTCCTAATAATTCCATTCTTAAAATCCTCCTAATTTTTATTTAATCATGACCGTAATATCCAAAAGCCACAACTCGTTCACCATTTGGTGTGGTTATTGTTTCTTCAAAAGTCTCATAATATTCGCAATATTCATTCCAGAAATATTCATAATCATAGAATTCGTTTTCATGAAGAATTTCATTTACTTCTTCTTCATTTGACCAATCAACATCTTCTCTAACATACTTATCAGTTTTCTCAAAGGCGATTGCTTCTTCTCTAGTATAGAAATGATTCTTTTCGGGTTTATTGTCATCTGGGTAACACCAACCTGAACCAGTAAAAAGATATAAATTATCTTTCTCCCATCTGTCATAATCTGATTCCATACACATTGTTAGGCTGTGTACAGAACTGCTATTGGATTCAAACACCCCTCGTCTAATTTGTCTCTTCATAAATTAATCCTCCGTTCCATATGCTCTTGGATACTCATGGTCAATAGCATCCATATTTACTAATCCTGCTTTCTTCATATCTGACCAATAACAATATTCGTCACCATCCTGAATAACAACATACTTCTTATTTATCAGATATTCTTCTAATGATATATTCTCTTTTTTGAGGAATCCACTAAGCATATCTTCATCAACATACCCTGTATACGGCTTATCAAAATGAAAATATCCATTATCGCCTTCCCAATATTCGATTGTATCAATTTTCCAATCTTTTTCTTTCTGTTCAAGCCACTCATTAAGCTCATCCTCTGTCTTACCATACTTTTTCGCATATTCACTATCTTTATTCTTTGGATGATTTTTATCAGCGATTGAATCTGAAATCATAGGGATGACAATCTTTTTAAGACCAGGAACATATTTTAATGCAAGTGTTTCAAGCTTCTTATAATTCTCATCATTATACTCATGTACTAATGAAGCACAAGCATATAACCACTTGTCATGAAAATTACCTAATGCTCTAAATGGACTTCTGCCAAACTCCATATCATGATCCCAAATATGCCATTCACAATCTTTTTCACCAGTTTTTTTGTCATCCCACAAATAAAAATCCTTAGCAATCTCGTCTGGCGTATAATGTTCATCGTTTTTCATGATACAAAGTGAATGCTGACTTGATGAATTTGTCTCGAAAACACCTCTACGAATCTGTCTTTTCAATTTTGTTTACCTCCTTGTTTTTATATTCTCTCTTTGTAACCAAATGAAACCTGAATTTACTTGCAATTCCCAAGTCCAACCTTGTAATCATCCTTAACATCAATAGTAACTTCTCTTTGAAATTTTCCTTCCTTATCATACAAAGACAAATAATATCTGTTGCCACGTTGCTCTAATACAACATCTTCATTTTCGAATAACTGAACTCGTTTCTGTTTTTTTACTGGTTTATTCTCTACTTTGTTCTCTAATAAAATAGGTGGAAGTTCTACTGTGGCTGTCTTTGCTTCTTCAAGAATACAGCTAATGTCATTATCTAACTGATTCTCATCGTTTGTATGTTTATCTACTGTTTTAATCACTTCACTCTCAAATAATAATCTATTTGCTATTTTAATATTCTCCTTTCCACTCACACAATTCATAGAAATCGTTTATCTGGTCATCCAGCTTTCTAACTTGCTCTCTTAATTCAGATTCTTTCTTCTTGCTATCTGTTCTCTGACATTTCCTCCATAATTCATCACGTTGCTTAGATAATTCTTTGTACTTATCAGATACATCAATCTCATCTACAACTGCAATATCAATCTTTTTTCCACAATGAGGACAAAACTGGATTGGATAATTGTTTGTCTGCTCCCACTCGTCTTCATATGAAGTAATAACTTCTGTATGCGAAGTACAAAACTGTGGAACATATCTTTCGTCATCCAAACAATCATCGCTATGAATTAAATCTTCACCTGTAAATATAATAGCTTTATCATTCTGAATTTTATTGCAGCAATGTGTAAATAACTTGTACTTGTACGAATGAGTATTATTAAATTTTAATCTAATTAATTCTATCTTCATATCTTTATCCTCCTAACTTCCTACCACACCAAGGACAATACGCAATATACTCTTTCTGATGAACAAATCCGTCATCATACTCATCACATTCAGATGTTTCAATATTCAAATAATATTCATTTGTTAATGGATCTACATATATCTGATTGTCTGGTGAGTCATAATCACAACGATTACACATACACTTACCTCGCTCTATCACATTCGTTAAAATCTAAAAGCATCTTATATTTATATTCTCCAAATCTTTCTTTCCAACGCTGCTTTGCTTTATCAGTATCCCAACTAAAAGGCATCATATGATAGTTGATAAGAAAACATATGTCACCAATATTTTCGTAAAATATACCTGATAGGTTCTCTAAAATTAAATAAGAACCGATTGCATGATGTTCATAGTAATGAGCTATGCCATTCTCATCAAATGTTTGACAATACATTTTTCCAAAATCGTGTAATAATGCAGCTATATTATATTTTGCTGGATAGCATTTACTACTAAATAACTCATATGTATGAAATGAGTGATTATATAAATCCATAGTATGATGAGGGTTTTTCTGATCAAACCCTTCCATCATAGAAAACATTTCTCCAAGAGTTAAACGATTCTCTTTATGAAATACATTTATCTGAATCTCATCAAATTTTTCTTCGTAAAATGGGATCTGAAATCTTCTAATCTGTTTATCCAATACTTCATTAGGAACAGGATGCTCACGATTTTTATTATCAATCTTACACTGTTCAAATGGCTTTGGAATAATCACACACACTTTTCTAACATTTAAACCATTTACTTTCATCATAATTGCTCTACGAGATTTCATAGTCAGATTAGTTGCATCTGCAATTACATTCTTTTTATTCTCCAAATTCTTACGGATTCTATTGTGAAAAATTTTAAACACTTCTTCATTATGTTCTTGGTCTTCGTAATTACCAGTTAATTCTTCACGAATTGCATCTGATGATACGATTATTGTATTTGGATTTTCATTAGCAATCTGAGTGGCAATGGTTGATTTGCCACTACCACTCAAACCACACATAACCCATAATGTAGGTTTATTCATTTAATGTCTCCTCAAATAATTCTTCAGCTTCTTCCATATCAGGTACATCAGATGTATCTTTGGCGATTCCCTCAATTACCTTAAATTCAAACACCTTATCCTTATAAGCCGTGAATGTTGCTCTGTTATCAATACGAACAACTATACCTTCGGCAACATGTGTCTTGCCGATTTCATCTGCTGGCATACCATCAAGATATTTATTTACTCTTTCTTTCAAATCTTCTGGTGTAGTATAGATAAACTTCTCTAAATCAGGTACATGCTTAACACCTAACTTGTCACACCATACTTCTACAGTCTCCCAAGGTACTTCAACAACTGTTCCATCTGCTGTTGTCATTGTCATTCGATATACATACATCTCATTTTCACCTGGTTCACAACCATATGAGAATGTTGTAGTGTCGCCAAACTTCTTTGTAAATTTCTTTTCTTTAACACCTTTATTAGACACAGAACCCATAATAGGTGTTGTTTCATTTACATAACCAACAATTTCATAGAAAATTTCAGCCCCTTCAGGAAGCTTATCTTTTAATAAATCGTGGTACTTCTTTCTAAATCCATTATCAGCATAATATCCATCATTCTTTGTCATATCCTTTAACACAACTCTTCTGCTACCAGATACAACAGAAACTTCTCTTATAACCTTTGGCTTTATATGTAAAAACTTTCTCAGCTTACTATTCTTCTTTGTAACCTTGACAGTCTTCATAGTACGAGCTGATGTTCCGTGGAGCTTACGAGTAATATAAATCGTATCTCCTGGCTTAAATGCTGACATATTATATGCAAGCTGTGCAGTATCCTTATGTTCTTCAAAAAATGGATATGATATTGTCTCTTTCTGAAACTTGTTCTTCTTATTTGAATTGTTTCCATTGTTTTTTGAACGACTCTTTCCTCTTGGGATATATTTCTGACAAATTTCATGACCACCAAGAACTGTAATCTGATCGCCATCTTTTAATTTTGAAATATCTGTATACTTAGCAAGTGTCTCAATTGGCAACACAAGACCTTCTGACTTCTCGCCTCTAAGTCTAATGGCAGTTACGTTTCTTTTTTCAGCATCCATGTAGCCACCAATATTGTTTCCATTCTCGTCTTTCTTCCTAACAAGGTTATTATCTGTTGCGTATTCAAGTGACAACTGACCATCAGATGGGAAGAAGACTACTTTCTGTCCTTCCTGATAACTCAAATCTACAATTACATTCTGTCCAAATACTTCTACACACTGTAATCTATCAGCGTTACTATGTTTTCTTAATCCTTTTAATGTTGTGATATAAGCACAATACATAAGTTCCTCTTACCTTAGTAAGTAGTGCGCACTTTATCCTATAGGAACTTTCTATTTTTCCTTTCTTCTTTAATCTTCTAATTTGTTGCCTTTTGCCTCATTACAAAGCTTACACATCGTTTGATAGTTACTAATATCATCAATACCACCTTTTGAGCGTGGCATAATATGATCTTTTGTCATTAAAATTTCATCACCATTATTATCAACTGCATACAAATTCAGATGATAACTTTTATCCTGTAAATGTCTTTCTTTTGCAAAATATTTTCCTTCAATTCCACAAACTACACATTTACAACCTTTAGTAAAAAATGTTTGATATCTTTGGCTATTGCCCTTAATCAAATCTCCATCAAAATCAACTTTTACAAGTTTTTTATCTTTCTCAAATAAAACATCTTTAACCTTATCTCTGGCTTCTTCTATTGAATAGATTTCTTTCCTAAGTAATTTTGTAGGATTAAAATCTTTTAAAAGCGTTTTTACTTCACCTAATTTAAAACATTTTTCAAATAGCGGTTGCTTGTGCCAAGTTACGGATAATAATTCCGTATCGTTTGTAGGTGACATTGAATTATTATTCTTAGGAAAATCGGTTTCTAAAAAATCCCGTATTGTCTCGAACCTCAAAGACAATACCTTATCATCGACTTTGTATTGGATTTTAAATTTTTTATCTTTTCTTCGCATAAAACATATCTCCTTATAATTTAATGTCACCTATGTATTCTCTCTTATTTTTACAAAACTCCGAAGGAAATGCTTCATTCCTGCTAACCGTGAATATCCATATAAGGATACTTAATTCCTCTATATTCCTTATAACCTTTTGTCAAAAGTCTGAAATTCACATTCTGTTTATAATACCCTTTGTATCTCTTTACTGGAAACAAATGAATACAACTACATTGAACACAAAATTTGCTAATTTGTTTGGCTTCATTTTTTGAATAATAATATCCTTGAATTCCACCACAACAAGGACAGCTTGATACCCATACTTCTCTTGTTAGGTTGTGTATTTCTTCAAATGGAATTTCATGGAATATTAGACCTTCAGGAGTTACAAGATAATATTTCTTTTCACCAATATCTATGCTTTTTGACTCAACTTGACTAAACATTTATTCTCCCATCTGATCTACAATGCTTTGTAACTTATCAACATATATCTGAGCATCCTTTTTATGTCTAAGCTGCTTAATATCAGCAGGTACAAAAGCCAATATTGTTTCACCAAAAACTTTATTGTCAGCGTATAAATTCATAAACTGGCACATAGTCTCGACATCAATCCAATTTAAATTTGGCTGAAAACAAATCACATCACCCTTCTGTGGATGCAGTTTTCTAACCTTAATAAGTGTCTGTTTAAATAACTTCTTTTTCTGTCTTTTATTCATATTGTTATTCTCCTAATTACTCAGTCTGTATTTGTCATATTCATACATTGAACAATCTTCACAATAAAGATTTTGTTCTTTGCAATCTTCACAATCAAAACATCCACCATAAATACCACCATTTTCATTCATCTTACAGGTATTACATTTACAAGTTTCACATGATGTATCCAATCAATCACCTCCTCGAAAGAAACGTGGTTTTACTTAGTTTTATTTTTTTAAATCATCATCAATTTGTTCCATTAGAAACTTCTTTGTAGTTGCATGATAATCAGCGCATCCTGTCTGCATATCAACAGCTTCCCACCATACACAATGATCGGGTTCATAATAACCATAATTACTAATTCTGTACCCTTTATACTTGTAGATACCTTTTGATATTTTTGTCGCTCCCATACTTTTATTCTCCTAATGGTCTTTCATATGTAATCAATTTTTCAACAATTAGATCCTTTGGTAATAAATCTCTACAGAAATATGCCGTTGCAAATGGACTACCTTTAACAACTGAATCCATATGATCTTTATCGTGATAACAAATTCTTGCATCAAAACTAAGAATCTGAATACCATCTTTGAAATATTTATATCTTGTTTTACCTTGTAGGGAATTAAGCGGTAGAAGAACCGCAAATGGTTTATTGAATGAATAGAGTCTTTCTAGGACTTTATCTTTGATTGAGAAAGGTGGATTACTAACTATAATATCCCATTTTTCAGGTTCGTAATTGAAGAAATCCTGACCTTCAGCTAATGAACTTCTGACTACTTTGTAACCTAATTCTGTCAATCTTTTGTTAAAAGACGACCACTCCTCATCGAATGGAAGCCATATAGTCTTATCTTTTGGGAGATATTTTACAATGTGATCCACTGCATAATAAGGTGTGTATAACTCATTGTCTTCTTTATCTGATGTTAAATATCCTACATTTAATGCCAATACTTATACCTAAGTGCTGCGCAGCTTACCCATGGTACTCTTATCCTTTCCTTATATTTATTCTCTAATAGTTTGTTATAAATACTTCTTTAGCATTTGAATTACCTTTACCACAAGCCATATATGTAAATTTATCAAATGTATATACATTTAAATTGTTCTTATCACACCAATCAACCAACTTTTGATTTATAATTCCTTTATTCTCAAACACATTAGACATTCCCCATTTTATATTATTCTCAGAAAGTCTTTCACAAAAATCATATAAATCATTTTCGTCATTTTCAGTCCAACCACCTGCCTCGTTGTATGTAGCAGTGGTATTAAAATATGGAGGATCTAAATATACAAAATCTTTAGTTGTAATCGAATCTATTGGAATTGAGCGAAAGTCCATACTGAATATATGGACATTATCAGAATGATAAAATGTGCAACCATTACGAATATATTTTTGATTTTTATCAGAAAAACAATCGTTACCACATGGCATATTAAATTCACCTTTATCATTGAACCTAAACTGTTGTGAAAATGAATAAAACATAAGCGTGTAGAAATCAAGAGCATTTTTATGAGTGTTATAATAATTCCTAAATTCATAATAAGAATTTTTATATCTATCTTTTCTGTCATCATTAAATACTTTATGACTTGTTCTTTCTTGCGCTAATCCATATTCATCAATTCTGGAAATGATATGATTAATAATTGTATCAGAATTATATATTTTGAATAACTTATATAACTGCTTTAAGTTTTTATCATTATCATTAATGAAATATTTATTGGCTTTTGTATTCATAGAGACTACTGAACTACCTGCAAAAACATCAATAAAGCAATCAATGTCCTTTGGGAATAGTTCTATTAATCCCCTTTGAATAAGTTTTTTCTTATTACCCATATAAAATATGGGTGATACAATACATTCATATTTTTGTTTCAATCTTATTTAGGAGTAAATGTACATTTAACGAAGCTTCAAACCTCATTTCCTCCTATTTCAATATTTTCAGATATTTGCAACTATCTGATTATTTATTCTCTTTTGTCTCGAATATTGTATAGTTTTCGTGACAAGTCATGAAACCAAAATTTCAAGTCAAAATTCATTTTCAAAAGCCCTTATTTTTAAGACCTTGCTTTTTATTATTATTTACTAATCTTGATACTCGACATGATAATCTGTCATTTCAATCTCATCTCCACAAGGTAATTCAGGAATAGCATCTTCTCCATATTCCCATCTGATAGCAAGGCTTCTATTACAATCACAACCAAAATTACCTTCTGTGAAATAAAAAATTGCGCTATCTTCTGGATATTCATATCCTAAGTCATAATGAATGACAAATGTTTTGTCCCTGTATTTAAGAGTGGCAACAAAAATTGTCCTCTTATGAGTCATAATTCCATGTTTACAATCAGTTGCCAGTCCTTGTTTCTCATATTTATCCTGTCTGATTAACTGAATAAACTTGTTCTTTTCTTCTTCAGTATTAAAATAGTAATAGCCCTCTTTTATACCTAAATCTTTCTCGATGGATGGATTGGCATCGTGATTCCATGCACCACCCCAAATATGAACCATCCATTCTTCTTTCTTGCTCATATAATTATTCTCCTTCTTTAACCAATCTAACAATAGCATCTTTCATCCTTACCATTCCATTTATCCTATAAAATTCATCCCACATATCAATTTGTCCATCATATACAGGTTTGTATCTTAATGGCTGCACTGTTGCCAATTTATCCAGTTCATCTTTTGCTTGACTCAGAACTTGCCTCACAAATCCTTCTCTAATACCACTTAATTCTTCAATAGAACATTCATGTAAATCAATTGGAATTCCACCAACATAATTAACACTTGCTGTATTATCAATAAAATCAGCTAATTCTTCATCCTTACAAGATAATAGTATTGAGGCGTAAAACAGCATAAATCTCACTGAATCTTCCATATGGTTATTCTCCTAACATTTCCACATCAATACATAACATATCATGCAAATTCTTAATCTGTTCATCAGTTGGTTTCTTCCACTGCATTGTTTCGTCTACATTAATTGTAAAAGCACCACCACATAATTTGATTTTTGCAATAATACCAGGAGCACCAACAACAGCCACTTTTGGCATTGGAATGTTACAACTTGTCTTTGGTAACTTTGATTTCTGAGAATATTCAAATGCTCTCAGTTCATCCTTGCCAAGCCATTTCACCCAAGCACCACAATCATCACAATACAATCCTGTATTATTACCTTTTACTTCTGTATGAAGTGCAACACTTCCACACTTTTTACAACAATTCTGATACATGATTTCCCTCCTATTCAATTTCTTCAAATGCAACACTATTGAATTCCACATCTGGAAACTCTTTTATATATACAATTGTGTGCCAAGAATGAACTACAATATCTTCCAATGTATATTCTTTACCAACTTCCAATAAGTGATGATTTTCACCGCCACCACCCCATACGTCATCATC